TGTGGATGTACTTTTACTATTAAACACATCAATGGTAGAAGTTATAGTTTGGAAAATGCAGAAGGAAATATTCTCACTCATGAATTGAAAAAAACATATACTGGACTTGGAATTACACGTGGTGAATATAAGGGCGATTTAATCATTCAATATCATGTAGAATTTCCAAAAATTATATCTAAAGAACAATTGGCCACATTGAAAGAAATACTATGATTATGATACTATGACAATAATTTACCACAAGTAACAAAAAACTGATGCAATTGTTGAGGATCCGAACCAGTAATACTTACATCGGGTATATATGTATCATTGCCTCGTTTATAACAAAGCAGGGCAGGTATCCCATTGACCATTTTTTTTGATTTCATAAATGAATAAAAATCAAAAGAATAGTCTACATCAATGTCGCCACAAACCACAGTAGGCGGCGAAGAAGCAAAAAATCCATGCACAGCTGGTTGAATGGTTTTACAGGGACCACACCATTCTGCTCCTAATTTCAAAATAATCAATCCTGGATTGTGTTTTAAAAGAGTAAAAAAAGCATCACGATCAGCGATTTCGCTAATAATTTGTTTTTGTTTTGTCATTATAAAAAGGCAGAGAGAAAAAAACTGTTTTTGACTTGCATTTTATTTTATATATTGCCACGGATTGCACATATATAAAATAATGTGGTGGAATGTAATGGGTTGGATGGTTAAATGGTTGGTTTATGATATTTTTCGTGTAGGAATGTCACATGACACTATATAAATGGAATTTTCCGTAATCACAATATATTCCGAGGCACTTTTGTAAAATTTCACAACCGTTGAAGTATATTCATCTTCACTTTTTACCAATAATTTGTCACCATTTGGTTTGGCTCCAATCAATGCCTTTTTGTCGAGAGAACTGGTCCAATAATCCATCATAATAGGCTTGTCATCTACAATGGCCAATTTGGCAGCATATTTCATAGTTGCTTCCGATGGCAATTTATAATTGGGTTCTTTTGTTGTAGTTGGTGGGGCAATAGACATTTTTATAAAGATATCTTATATTTCTTTAAATGTAAATTAAACGAAAATATTAGGAAAATGAATATTCTAAAGTAGCTTTAATATTCGGAATAGGGCAAATTATTGCTACCACGTGTTACCAAATAATTATACTGTTCTCCCGTCATACAAGCACAACCACTACCATTGCTATAAGTATTGGGACAACATTCTGGCTTAAAGGGTGTATTTGCAAACATCAACATTTCATCCTTGGGTAAAGGAACGGGTTGAGGGTCTCTCGCTAAAAAGTTTTTTACTCCTTGGCTAAGTGGTTGTCCAGGAACTACCGTCATATCTGGAGCACTCCAAGAAGAGGTATTTAATGGTTGATAACTATTCAAATCAAAGGAAGATGATTCACCATAATTTGTATTGGCTCCAGTAAATCCTTCTTTGGGCTGTGTTAATAAATTTCCACTAGCATCCATAGATTGCATCTTTTGTTGCATATGAGCCTGAATTTGTGTCAAAAGTGCGCCACTTGGCATTGTATTACCAGACATATCGGCCATATAATTTCCTGAAATATCTAATTTATTACCTGAAGCATCAAATCCTTCATACATATACCAACCTTTGTAAATTAGATGAGCCAATAAAATGATACAAGCGGCAACGATTAACATTTTCATCATCTTCATGATTGATTATACATAATTTAAAGATAAAAAAATGGAAACTTCCCTACATTCCTTGATTGTAATCTAAAATGGCAGATTGTTCCACATAAAAATATCCAGTATTTGTCAATAAATGATATTTTTCGCCCTTGGTTTTTACCACTCCATATACAATTTCGCCATGTTCCAGAATATCACCAATCTGTATGTCTCGAATATATTTCATGCACCCTATCGTCTGTATTTCTGTATTTTTCGTAAAACCTATAATTCCATTCCTTGAATACTTCTTACCATGATATACTTCGTCCCAATCCGTAAAAATATGTCCATTTATACAAATTGATTTGTTTTGAGTATTTAAACAATATAAATACGGTTCGTCATAATGAGACACTATCACCGCATCTGGATGTTTTGAAACGGGCAACCATGTTTGCGTTTTTTCGTGATATACTATGTGCGAATCGGAGACTAATACATCGCCATTCAACCAATACATATCTGACCTATCCGCTGTTACACATATACATGCAGTTACTTCGTTATTATCTTTTAATCGGTCTCCTACAACAATGTCACATATTCTTTTTTGTTTTCCATCATGCATTTCCAATAGAGTGTTTTTATCAAAACACTTCAATGTAGGAATAGTAAGGCCCGTCTTCACATGCAATACATCCACCATAAAAGCCAATATGATACTCATGGGAATAGCCAATGCAGTAAATATCACGGTATTGGTCATCGCAAATCCCCACGTAAAAGGCGTGAGCCATAATACACCAATGATAATTGCCAATGTGATTAAAATACTAACAATCATTTGGGCAATGGAACCCATGGTCGATTGCAATGTATAATAAGAACCCAACAAAGTAAATAGTCCAGCCGTCATGGTCCCTTGAATTTTCCCCATTAAATCTTTAAAACTGATGACAATTTGTTGTAGTGGGATGGTAACATTTAATACACGTCCCATGATTTCTTGGATAACCTCTTGAAAAAAGGTGCGCACCTTGTCGAACATGGCACGAATATTTTGAATATCGCCTGTAATTTGTCCCACTGTTTGTTGCAACCCATTCGTTATAAATGTGATGGGTTCGACGGCTAAACCACTGATGCTCGACAATATATTTTGCGTACAATAAGTGAAATTTTGATAAGTATAATCGAGCGCCGATGTGCCTTCAGGATGAGTAATAAATCCGGCTATGGGGAGAATATAAGGTTTACATCGCTGATTGGGCCAATCTTGGATAATAGGTTGGGCATTTATTTGAATGGAACAATACACGGCCACTACTATGAAGACAAAGGTGATGAAAAGCACTAGGAGAACAGATCCGCTATATTGGTCAAAATAGGTTAAATGTGCATACATTTTTTCAATATCATCAAAACGAACACTGCCGTCCATATAGTAATCCATCAAAAAAATAGCAGATGTATTACTAAAAGATATCAGGTATAAGCTTTATTTATAAGCTTAAAAAAATGATCTTCCCAATCCCAGAACACTTCGTTGCCTATGGGAATTTTGTGGCTATTTGTTATTAAACAACAAAGCACGTCCGTTTTTATCGTTGTTGGATTTGCACCTTCATAGTTTTTCACAGGTATAAATTTTCCCGATTTGCGATGAAGCACCAAATGAGACCCCGTAACATAAATAGGCGTCGTTTGGGTATCGGATTGTATTTTATACAATAATGCGGGTTCTCTCTTATTGTCAATAGTCATGATGGCATCTACATAAGAACCATCATGCAATTGGTCATTCAATTGTATGTCACTTATTTTTTTCGTTATGCCATTTTTCAACATAATTTCCGTGCCGGGATGAAAACATTTGCCGAGAGCTTTTACCATTTGACCAGGTGGGCCACTCCAAGTGCTATTCATGGTTTGAATACTGCCGTCTAAAATAAACATAAGACTGGCCATGATACCCACTGTTTTTCCCATCAAATCTTTGATGCCGATGGTGATTTTTTGAAACTCAATAATTAAATTCAAAAACACGCCAAATACTGATTGAATGGCTTCCGTGAAAAAAGTGCGAATTTTATTAAACATGGCACGAATACTATTGATTTCAGTCATTACATTGCCCACGGTGGTTCCCAATGAACCAGTTATAAAATTGAGCGGTTGCAGTAAATATCCCATAAAACTGGATTGCATGTTTTGAATACAATACGTGAAATTTTCTTCTATATTGTCCGCCAAAGGCATATATACAGGATTGCAACGATAGAGTGGCCAATTGGCTTTGATAATGGCGACTTGATTGTAGTAAAAAATGGAGGCAATAAACACCGCAAAAGCAATATTAATATAGACAAAATACATCCAACTTTTACCAGATGGCATTTACTCTTATATTAGTAGAATAAAATGTTTCAAAATATTCTATCTCGTTTGTATCCCATTTGTATTCCTATATTTTTGGGCAATCGGTTAGAAACGTCGCATAGAACGACGACCACCACGTCTGCGATGCGTTCTTCTACGTGTTCTTTTTCCACCACTACTTCTATTTCTCTCGCCTTTTTCCACAGCATCCAATGGGTCAGTTGAAAATAATCTCTGTTTGTCCTTATATGGCATTTTATTTGTATCCTCAGATGAATGAATAGTATTGTATGATTTTGCTACATTCTTCCTTCGAATAACAGAGATATTATCATTCGCCAAATCTGTTGCAGACGAATGATAATCCTCTGCATTAGGTATTTCACCCCTTTCTAATGCATCATAATCCACATCATCCATAGATGCCATTTTTTCACCACGATTGGATGCCTCTATTTGATCTTCAATGTCCCCACCACGTTGGCGTCGCTTTTTTGTCATGTTTTTGCATATGATACATTTGCAATGTGGCGTATGCCCATTGGGTTTATGATATCCTCCGCGTTTCATCTGTTCTTTTAACGCATCTTTTTCATATCCCCCCTTTCGAATTTTGTTTTTTATATTTTCACAAATATGACAAGTACAGTTTGATTTATGTCCATTTGCCTTTCTTTTTTCACGCAACAGATGTTCTTTGTCAGGCATTCTATACATTATAAAAATATAAAAAAAGAGTGAATGAGGTGTTCTATAGGTTTCATATTTATAATTTTGCAAATTTCTTTTGACAATGAGTATATATTTGCAATCCAATGTCTATACATTCCATAAAATGACCCTTCACAACAGATTTATCCACTGGCTCCATATATGCCACACGAATAATCGACATATTGTCATGCGGATGTAATTTGGTAAATCCACAAAAGGACGCCACTTTGCTCTCATAGTATTTAGTATAAAACAGATATTCCAATATTTTCCCCAATGTATAATCTAAATTATCTTCATGATTTTCCAATATTATCTCAAAACTATTCTTCAATGTAGTCATGGATGTATGAATGATCATTTCATCCGTATCCAATCGTTGATACACTTTTTTCAAATTTGCAATCAATATATTGCAAGCCATTTGTAATAATTCTTCATTCGAATAAATCCCCACAGTTTCAATAACAAAATCAAAACTATCCTTCTTATAAAAACGCTTCGCCTCCAATAATTTCCAATTTTTCGACTCAAATTGAATTTCCGCTTCCGTTTTTCCTTCTTCTTTCCACGTTTGCCTTTTTTTCACCAGTTCCGCATCTTGTGCAGAGGTATCTTCCGTAAATTTATAAGAACAAGTAGATACCACATTATATACTGCATCTTCCATAGCACGTCCAATGTCAAATTTACATGTAAAATGAACATGTTCGCCTGGTATATCATCAGATATTTTGGGTCGCAATCGAACAAAATCAATATATTGACCAGACATTGGATCCGGCGGGAATATTTCCTTCACCATATCCGAAGAGAGATATTTATTTTGAACAATATCTTTGATTCTAAACTGTTCGGTCGTAACTATCATAATCGTATCACTCGTATTTTCCACATTCACTTCCAATAGATAATTTTGAATAGGATGACGTTCCTTATCACGAATATGAATGGGAATACAACTTAAACGATGCTTTAAAATTTCATTGTTATATCTAGACGTATTCGTTTCAAATACACATTGATTTTTCTCATTGGGTGAAGTGCGAAATACCACCACGGGAATATCCGATAATAATGTGCGACGTAGTGCATTGGCAATGCTAACATTGACACCCGTCCATCGAAAATGAAGACAATCATGCTCGCGTTTTAATAATTCAATATGTGGTTCCATCTGTCCTATTATAGATACTAACTTTTTATTTCTTAACTCATTTTTTTATCAATTTTTTTATCAAACTAATCCATTTAATAACGATGAATTGCGCGCTGAGCAGATTGACTCGCATTAGATTGGTCACCTCCATAGGTAAAGTCATTGTAATTTTTATTCACCGCTTTTTGTTTTAAATAGGTGGTGTAATCTGAACTATCATAGACATATTTTACATTGCAAGTGGCTGAGGGTATGTCTGCCAATAATTGCAAACTATTATATGCTGCTGAAGGTACGCATGAAATGGAGGTAGCACCAAAACGCAGTTTCAATCCCCTCATATTGGGACGACTTTGAAATGTTTGGCAACTTCCTCCACATGAAAAATTTTCGCGACTTAATAAATCACCCGCATTATTTACGGCACGAAATGGTGTAGTAATGCTCTTTTTTAAACGATTGCGTCTTAATTGGGTGGGATACGTGGTATTCCATGCATTTTTCAAGGTGAAACGAATTTGTTCATATTCTGGATATCGTTTATCCGTCAATTGGGTGGTCTGGGGCATCCATCCTTGAATGGCACCTCCAGGATTTTTTACATTTTTAGCAAATATGGAAAAAGCAGTATTACTTCCACTAATAGGGTTGGTAAATCCTACAGACATTATTTATATATTACAATATAAAAATAATGGTGCATATTTTACAATAAAGATAATATATTTATATTATATTAGATGTTTGACATTACCTTGCTATTAAGTGCCCTTGTTTTTGTATCCATTGATTTTTTTTATCTTAATTTTATCCAAGGATATTTTAAACAACAGATACAAACGGTGCAAGGAAGTCCCGTAAAACTACATATTCTCGGCGTTGTATTGTGCTACATCTTTCTCATTGCAGGATTGCATTTTTTCATCATACATAAAAATCGTCCTGTAAGTGAAGCCTTTTTATTAGGTCTGGTTATATATGGCGTATATGAAACGACGAATTATGCATTGTTTAAAAATTGGTCCATTTTCACGGTATTCATTGATACCTTATGGGGCGGCATTGTCTTTGCATTGACCACCTATTTGATGCAATTATTGCGCAGATTTTTGTAATCCCATTGATAATATTCTATGGATAGTATATAATGGTCAATGTTCCTGGAATGATATATCCTACTCAAAAAGGAATGATAGGTTCCACACCCGCAGATTCCGCCAGAATGTCCACCCTAAATAAAGCTCAATCTCAAGCCAATGCAAATCGGTTAATGTCTGGTGGAATATTTTCACGTCGTAGTCGTCGTAATCGTCGTCGTAGTCGTCGTTATCATCGCGGAGGCGTTATTACTGTTCCTACTTATCAAATGTTATACGAACCTCAAGGCGGTCCAGGCACTGACCCTAATAGTCAAATTCAAACAAACTCACAAACATCCACACAAATGGCACAAAATGCGAAATATGATAATCATGCCACAATAAAAGGAGGCAAAAGCAAGAGAAGACGAACTCGACGACGGCATCATCGAAAATAAATAATAAAAATGAGTTTAAATGGGATAAATGGAATATGTATATAATACAAATGTTTGAATTTATTTGCGGAGAGAAGCGATTTCATTGTTCGCACAAATCTTGGAATGAATTACGAAACAATATTATTTTAGCAACTATTGAATATCTGGAAGACCTATTAAGTAGTACAGAAGAAATACCTGAACATGAAGTATATAATCACGATTATTATGGATTGTATGCATTGAATTTATTGGAACATTTTTACAAAGAAATGAAAGACACACCAGAAGACAGAATCGTCCTTCTCTCAAAATTGATACGAACCAATATGTTCTACATCAATGCCCTTATTTATTTTGGTATTATTGGCGTCTATGAATTGTGTTATAAAACGGATGGCGAAGGTCATTATAGTCCTGGAAATGCCTTGAATATTTTCCTTTTGTTGAATAAAATCGAACCTTATTTACAAAAAAAAGAAGAAATCTACTATTTCATCTATTTAATTAAAGATTTTAATTGTTCTATTTATGATGTTGTGCAAGAAAGTTGCCAATCCATGCAAAATATTAAAATTTTGTAGTATATCTATGTCTTATATATCGCGCGTTACATATTAACA